GGGCTGGCATTCCGAATCGACTGCCAAGGTTTAGCCGCCATGAGTAGTCAGGTGAGATCTCAGCCTCACTCTAACTAGCTCTGATATGCCGGCCTATCGCGGTTCCGATGCTCCTGCCTAGGCAGGCAGGTAAAGCTCTTCATCCGTCTCCACTGGTCCCGGTGGTCCTGGCTCACCCTGGGGGCCTGGTGGTCCTGGCGGGCCTGGGATTGCAGTGGTTCCGATCCACCTAGGCGAATACCACGTCCATACGGTGTTCCCGTCTGTGAAGGTGTCGCCTTCCTCTGGGTTCTCAGGAAATACCAGAGCCATTAGGCGTAAACCCCTTCGTCTTGCTCGATATTCTGGCCGCCTGCAGGTGAGACAGGCACCCACTGCGCCGATGTCGCATCGACGTAGTAGATGAAGGTGTTGCCGATGGTGGTGTCAAACCAGCACTGCCCTTGGATCGGGTCAGGTGGTGGCACGTCACCGACATAGACGCCTTGGACGCTGCTGCCGCCTGCAGGGTTGGTATCCACCCACTGGCTGCTGGTGGCGTCCTGGTAGTAGATGAACTGCCTGCCGATCTCGGGGTCAAACCAGAGATCACCGACCCTTGGACTGACGGGTGGGTTGCGCCCAATGGTGCAGGGCAGGTTGTCGAGCCGGCGCTTGTCCGCCGCCGACATACTGCCTGGCCGCAGCTGACTGGCTGCATCAATGCTGATCGTCCAAGCTGATCCGCCACCTTGCACCCGGATCGGTGCAACCGAATCAAGGGTTATGTCCCCGCCGGTTCCGGTGCCGCCGCTGCCGGTGTCATCGGATTCGACGTATACCGTCATCCAATCACAGTCGAAGTCGGCATAGCCGGTCTTCACCAGGATCTGCCCAGGCGAGCCGCCAGGGGGCAACGCTCCCTCCGTATTAGCTACGACGGTGGTGTTGTAGTACCCGTTTGAGTTCGGGTCGTAGTTCTCAAATACCAGCCTGGCCATCGCTCGGCCTCCTAGGCGAACTCGCCTTCGTCGATTGTCCCGATGCTCATCACGCCATCCGACGCCACCAGCACCTCTTCGCTGGGCATTACGGTGCCGCGCATCACGCCGCTGGCCGGCTGAGCGTACTGCCACAACAGCTCGTTGGCTCCCAGCTGGCTGGCCACGTTCGGCATTGCTGGCGTGAACGTGGACCCCTCGACCAGAACATCGTCATCGCGGACCACGCCGGCCTGGCCGCTGATCACGCCGACCTTGATCCAGTTGGTGCCGGTGCCCAGGGAAAACACCCAGTCACCCACCGCCAAGGGTTCAACAGGTGCGGGCGTTTCCCCTGTGCCCGCCTGTGTCACAACCATGTACAGACCGGCGTTCGCCTGTGCAGGTGCTGGTAGCGAGTTGCCGACGATCACCCCGGCCATGTTGCCGTAGGTGCTGATGCTCTCTACGACATTGTTCACGGCGTCATAGGTGCCGCCGAAACGGGCGTTCTGCTCTACGGCTGAGCCGTAGCCGAGGTTCATCCAATACCCGTTCTGAACCGAGTCAGGTCCATCGACCGTGCCGATCCAGATGTAGGCGCTGCGGTCAACGGGGTTGCACCACCATTGGCCCGCGAACTGTGGTTTAGGTCGTGTCTGGCTGACTTGCGCAATGCCATAGTCCGCCAGCTGTTCGGCGGTGACGCTGTTGAGCGCAAGCCGCTCTGAGCCAAACTGCCCGCTGATGATCGCGCTGGCGTCCAGGCCGGGGATGTCAGATGGCAGCAGATTGCTGCCCTGAATCACATGCCCGGTTTGATCAACTTGAACCCGCGTGTAACTGCCTGCTGTCACACCGCTATCGGCGTGGCCCAGGTCGCCATTAACAATAGTCAGGGGCAGGTTGGGCACACGCACCGCGCCAAGGGCGCTGGCAGTGGCTGCTGGCAGATCCGACGCAACCAGCGCTGCGGTGGAGACAACGTGCCCCTGCGCGTCGTAGGTGATCCCGTTACGGCTGGACGCCGTGACCGAGTTGCTATGAGACAAGGCGCCCGTGCCGCTTACCTGCAGCCCTGCGCCACTTGGCACCTGCACTGCGCCAACTGCAGCAGCTGTCGCCACGGGCAGGTCAGTGCTAGCCAAGGCGGCATGGCTGACGATATGCCCTTGCGCATCGAATGTGATGCCGTTACGGGTGCCGGATGTAATGGCATTGGTATGACCGATCAGGCCGCTGGTCTTGTCCAGTCCGCGATCAAACGAGTTGGGGTCAACGGCAGATGCTGGCAGGCTGTCATCGTCGATCTTCGTGCCGGTGAGGTTGGCAATCTGAACACTGTTCAGCGTCTCAGGGGCAATACAAGTGCCAGGGATCTCCCCGCTGGTGATACTGAGCTTGTCGTAGGTGATCCCACCCGCCAGCTTGTCTGCTGTGATGTCGCCGACCAATTTGGCGTTTGTGACCGACAGATCCAGCAATGCCAGGGTGTCTACAGCCCCGTTGGCCAGCTCGCTAGAGCCAATGGAATTGGGGGCAACGTTGGCTGCCGTAATCGTGCTTGCGGCAATCTTGTCTCCAGTTACCGCCTGGGCTAATAGCGCAGCCGTATCCACCGCTCCGTTGGCCAGCTCGCTGGAGCCGATGGCATTGGGGGCAATGTTGACTGCCTTGATGGTCTCGGAGGCAATCTTGTCTCCGGTCACTGCTGCGTTGGCCAGCGCAGCCGTGTCCACCGCCCCGTTGGCTAGCTCACTGGTGCCAACCGCGTCCGGGGCGATCTGAAGGGCTGTCACGCTGTCCGTGACGATCTTGCTGCCGGGGATGGTTCCGTCGTCCAGGATCCGAACCAACACCTCCTCGACCAGATCAACCGTTTTGATCTGTTTGGTTTCCGATGCGCTGAGATCTGCTACCGCCAGCCGGTCTACGCCGTCCAGGTCCTCCTGCAGGAGACTCGGTAGCTCGGAGATCCTGAGGTCCAAGGCTTCTCTATGGCATCATTGCCTTTACTTTAGTCGTCAAAAACTGGGAGCCCCGCCCCCAAGCTAAAGGCCCGGTAGGCAATGGCGGCCTCGTTTGGAGTCTCGTAAATGCCGATGCAGGTTTGCTTCCCGTTGACGCGACGCTGAGCTTTGTACTTCTTCCTTACCCCGTTTGCTACATAGGTAACGCCGCGTGGAAGACTGTTTTTGGTGTGGGTGTCACACCTGTTCATGTGATTAATGCTAAGGCTTACGTCACGCAAGTTTTCAATACGGTTGTCTGACCGATTTCGGTTGATGTGATCAATTGTGTCTGGGTCGTTCCCGTGATGCCAGATCCAGACGAACCGATGCGCCAAATACCTGTGCCTTTGCTGATTGTAGTTGTAGCTAATGACTCGGTATCCGTTAGTCCCTATGGAACCCGCCGGCTTTGCCAGGTCCCTCTTGCCCCCTGGAGCCGCCCAGTACAAATCGCCGTTTTCGTACCTGAAGACCTGACGCAACTCTTCTTGCGAAGGATATTCAGTGCGGTATCCCATGGTAGCCAGTACGGGCTGTTCAAGTATACACCTTGAGTCACTCCTGCTGCTCGACTTCGATGAAGCCGGTCTGATTCTCCTCCTGCCGCAACCTGCCGTAGTTCTCCTGCAGCAGGAAATTACTCACGGTCTTCGTGCGGAAGTGGATCCGCCCGGTCGTCACAAACTCCACTGTGGTACGGATTGGCTCTGACGGCTCGAACGCCATGCCGACATTCGTGGTGACGCCATCAATCTCGTAATACACCTCATCGTCTACGTCATCGGTGGACCCGTACTCCTTTGGCCCCCGGCTCACCAGATACAGCCGTGCCCAGAACTCGCTTCCCAACCGGGTGCGCAGGATCAGCTCGTTCATGTAGCGGGGAAGCTCAATGGCGTTGGTCGAAGCGCCCTGATAGGCCGGATCGCAGGCCAGCCGCTGGTAGTCAAAGAAGCACTCGATCCGCCCGCTGCCACTAATCAGGCCGCTGTAGTGCCGCTTGAAATCCTCCGAAAGGCTGGTGACATCGACCGCATTTCTCTCAGTATTAAATTCAAAGCTGGTGACTTGCCCCAGGATCCGCTCAATGTTGGAGCGCACCTCAACCGTGATCGGGATATTGCGCGATGGGGTGCGCAAGTCCACCCGGCCTTCGATCTCGCCAGCAATGGCCTCATCGAACTTGCGGTAGAGGCGGATCCCGCCCACTTCATCCACGTTCAGAAACCAGAGCCCGTCGCGGTAGACCTCATTCGTGGGCCAGCCAGAGGGGGCGATGAAATCCAGCGGCTTGCCATCTGTGGCCTTGATGTAGATCTGATCACCTGTCAGCAGCATCCCCGCGTCAAAGTCGAAACTGAAGCGGTTGCGGTCTGGGTTCACGTCAGACGGGTTCACCACACTGGAGTACACCTCCTGTGTGGTGGTTCGCCGCAGTTCGATGCGACCCTGGCAGCCGAGAAAAACCGCCATTAGACCGTTGTTGTCACATAGTCGCCAGTGACCGTGAAGCTGATCTGCGCCTGCATCACCTCGCCGGTCTGGCAAGTCACCTCGCCCTGATTGATGAAGGCGTTAACGTCCACTCGCTTCGTGCCCCACCGCAGACTAAGGCGCACCATGTCTTCATCCGTTGCGGCACCTTTCTTAATGACCTTGCTCAGCAGGGAAGTCGGTGCATCGTCGTAATAAAAGATCGACGCTGAACCGGTAGACGCCTTCAGCCCCGGCGTGAACTCACGGGCCACGCTGCCAAGATCGGTAACGTCCAGCGTCTCGACATTGCTACTCAGCGACCAGTTGCCGACGCGGGCAACCTGAGCGGTGCCGACGTAAAGGCTTCCGTCCCGCCCACTGAAGAAACCCATAACCGCCGACCGTGTTCACTTAAGTCTAAGAGGCTCGGTCACGAGCATCAGCCATCCAGGTTCGCCACAAACTTGATCCGGACGCTGGACCGACCTGGGAAAACGGATTCCACAGACGGTGGCTCGGCATACCGCCACCGCAAGCCACTGGCCGTTTCTGCCATGTAGGCGGCCAGGCTGGCCCCCGCCCCCTTCAATCCGTTGGCGGCGGTGAAGGTGATCCAGTTGTCGCCGCTCATCTGCTTTTCGTAGTTGGCCAGGATCAAGGCCGCGTTGTCATCGGTGATGTTGTCAAATGACAGGCTCAGTTCCGACTGGCTGCGCCGGTTGCCGTAACGGAGGATCGAGACGGCGCCATTCAGCGCCTGAAACTCGTTCTTCGGGTAGCTGCCGGGGCTGTACGCCCTGGCCGTTGGCTTGATGTTGGGGAAGGCGACCGCAGCCACTTAGGCACCCTCCTCGACAAAGTGACCGTCATTCCAATCTAGAACCGCCAAGCCACCCGTATCCGTCAAGGGCTGGTGAGAGCCAGAGACAGTGACGAAGCCCTCCTGCCCCATAGCCAAAGTCTCCACCTTGTAGACCCGGCTGGTGGTGGTGCTGTTCGCCACGGTGAACACGGTGCCCCAGAACGCCGCATTGCTGCAGGTCCCTGCCTTGACCGTGATCGACGCCTCCTTTACCCCCTCCGTGCCTGGCACCCAATAGAGGATCTTGTGAACACCATCAGTCAGAGGCTGAGCGCTGTTGATGAGTCCCCCGTCTGCGATGGTGCCATTGCTAAACCGGCTGGTGTGCGTCACCTCGGACACCAGGCGGAAATAGGCCCCAGGCTCCAGCCCCATTGCCGCCTGTGGCGTGGTTTCAAAGGTGAGGCCGTGCGTCACTTTCTGCCGCAGTTTCAACGCGGTGCGGGCAAATGTTCTGGCCTGCGCGGCGCTGGTGCAGAACTCAGATAGATCAAAGTCCTCCTCCGGGTCCAGGTCGCGGCCACCTTGCGCATCACTGAGGCGGATCGTCAGCGACCGGGTGCGGCTGAATCCGTTATCTGACTCCTGCCGCCACTTCACCACCGCCTTGAACAGCTGCCGCTCCTCAGGGCTCAGCCACGCCACCTTCAGGTCGCGGATGTTGCCATCAGTGAACAGGGCGCTGATCTTCGGCTTGGCAGCACGAGCGATCCGGTAGCTGCTGTCATGCGGGAAGCTCGGCACCAGGCTGAACTGTCCGCCCAGGATGGTGAAGTCCAACAGGCAGTAGCCGGCCTGCTCGTAGATCCACTGACGCAGGTTCAGCGGGTCACCGATCACTCCATCCCAGGTGAACTGATTGGTGTGGCACCAGCGGGCTGCCTCCTGCATCCGCTCACGGCTCACAGCTTGCCGGCCTACCGACGCACCAGCACCGATGCGCTTGTCTACCAACAGGGCGTAGGCGATCTCTGCCAGGTTGTTGCTGGCGCCGTTCAGTGCCCCCTCGGCTACGGGGTTGCCGCTGTCGTCGATCAGTCGTTCGATCATCACGCCACGCTTGACGTAGGCACTGAGCTGCTGGAAGCTCGACCACTCCTTTGTTGAGTTGAGCCGCAGACCGACGTAGCTCAGTTCGTCGTACTGAACCGCGTCGTGCTTGACCTGCTCGTTGACATAGACCACCTCATGCTCAGGCCCGTCGAAGTGGCTGGCATTTTCAGCGTCATACTTCCTGAAGTCTGAAACCACGTCGTAGAGGTTCAGACACTCGCTATCAACAAAGGTTCTGACCTCGTGCGGTCCGTACTCCCACAGTTGGATCTCGTACACCGTCGCTCGTTGCTGGGGGATGTAGAGGTTCCCCTGATACAGCCCCACCTTCCTCGTATCACGAGCGGCGCCCCGCTCAAACTTGTACTTCCGCTTCTCCTGATA